GAACGCTGTTTTGCAACTGCGAGAACATCCGCTCGCGGCTTGGGGCCAGCAAGTTCTGCTGCTGGGCCATGAACTGCGCTGCTGCCTGCTCTGGCGTCTGCGCCAAGTAGCCACGGCCCAGGCTGAACAGACCTTGAGCCGCCTGCCCGAGCGGTGCGAAGTCCTGCCCCGCCTGTTCAGCTTGCGCGAGGCCGCGTCTTGACAGGGCACCAAACCGATCTTGCTGCCTCCGTATGTCAGGCGAGAGGGTGTACCCCGCGCTGCCGATCAGTTGGCCATTTGCATCAGTCTGGAAGTTGGACTGCCCGAACCGTGTCGTGACGCCAACCGGACGAAAGCTGGTTTGAATAGCTGCTTGCCGTGCGGCTTCGGCTTCGGCCCTAGCACGACGCTTTTTCGCCCGTTTCTTTTTCTTGCTGCCAAATAGGCCACCGGCTATTTTTAGACCCGAGACAGCGGCTTGTGCGTATGCTGGCATTTCAAACTCCAATCAGAACATTGTCTACTTTTGACGCGTCTTTTTCGTCTGTAGCGTGGATACAAAACCAGACGCAATCGGTAAGAGCCTTCACGCCATGCACCAGACCCGCCTTGATCTCGATGCAGGCCGGTGCTTCAATTATCTCTGCGTCATCACCCCGCATCACCGCTACCTTACCTGAAGCGAGAATCGACAGGTGGCTGAAGCTGTGCGTGTGCTTCATGATCATCGTGTCTGCTGGAATTATCATCTGCTTCGCGTACAAACCATCGCTGAAGTGATGAACCAAGTCCATCAGGCGCTCACCTGAGCGGCGGCGATGAACAGGTCATCGACTTCTGTGCTGGTGAGGTTGAGCATCGTCGCCAGCGCGTTCAAAGTCGGGCTGGTGCGCTCCCAATCGGCGGCGTGATCCCAAGCCAGCCGGGTGATGTTGTCCTCGCCCAAGGTGGCGATGTAGGTGCGAATCGTGGGCAAGTAGCCACCAGCAGCGAGTACGGCCAAGGCTTGGAAGCGCGTCACCGTGCTGGGGATGGGTGTCGGTGGGGCGATGTATGGCTCAGGCGTGTTGCCTTCGGCGAGCCATATTAAGTATTGCTGATAGTCGGTGTTGGCGGGGTCAGGCGGAATAAACGCGCCATCAACCATGCGAAGTATTTCTGGAAACTGGGTTAATTTGTACATGGTTTACAACTCGCTTGAAAGAAAACCAGTAAGAACCGAAATATCAAACGAACCTGCAGCAGTTGCATTTGCACTCAAAGTTGCAGCATTAAGACTTAATCCTGAAACCGCTGCGCCTGTTGCGTTTGTCTGGGAAAATGTTTGACCAGTTAATGCTGGCGTTGCTCGCATTGTTGGGTAGTAAAGTTTTGTGATTACATTTTGGGTTGCGCCCACATAGCCACCGTATCGAACCAACGGGATTGGCTGTGCATAATTTTGGCATAATTGCAAATTCAAACCGATTGGAATTTGCTCAAATGGCGTGGCAGTAGTACCAAATTCCAACTGAACATTCCCAATGTTCCACGTTCCAGATATTTGCGCTCCAACACTTAATTCAATTTGAATTCCTGTTGTTGCTGCTGCTGGAATGGCAATATTTACGTTGTATCGGGTCAGCGTTGAATTAACGGTAAACGTGCCTGTTGCAATAGACGTGACTGTTGGGCTCGCAAGCGTGCCAAACGTGTTTGCGGTGTTGGCATACGATGCCGTCCAAGTAACGGTGGTCAGCAAGCTGTTGGACAAGTCAACCGACAGCGTTGCGGTGCTGCCCGCAAGGTCTTGGCAGTTTAGGTTTTCAATGCGCTGTGCAAAGCCAATCTTGGTAACCGATGTCGCGCCCGTGAAACGATACAAGAAAGCGTTTGGCGCTGTGCCTGCCACGCGCTGGCCCGTAACGTTTGCGCCCGTGCAATAGGCGTAAAAACGGTCTACCGTGTAGGCTAATGCTGCGGCGGCGGTGATGGTCTGTGATGCGCCAGAGTTGCGCTGATCATTATAGAAATTGCCGTTAATCACACGATTACGAAGACCGGCAAGCGCGCCCCCATTCAGCGAGGCCATCTGCACGTTGCCGCTGAAGGTGCCGGTGGTTCCGTTAAAGGATGAGGGGGTGGTTGCGCCAATCGGGCCAGGAGATGCCAGCCCCGTGGTATCGAGCTTGGTCGCCACCGCAACAGCGATGTTGGTAAACTCGGTGTTGATCTCCGTACCTCGGACAATCTTCAGCGGATCGCCGGAAGATAGCGCGTCTTTGGTGGCGAAATTGGTGCTCGGTGTATAGTTACTCACGATATTTTCCCGTCTTTAGACTGAATCTCAATCCGTTGGATCGACAGCGCAGCGCCGTTTATGTTGGTTTCATAACCCGTCTGCACAATTTTACCGCTCCCAGAGCCAGACGCAGAAAGCGTCTGCAACGCCACGCCTGTCGTGTACTCACCTATCGCGTACTCTGCCAGTCCGTACTCGCTCGCGCCTTGAGTAGGGATCGAGACGTTGACTGATTGGTAGTTGCCGGAGAAGTCAAAACCAAACTTGATCGTCAAGAATTGATTAGACCCGCCAACCACAACAACTTTGATCTTCTTCAGAATACTAGTGACGGCCTGATTGCCCAAGTCAGCGTGGTTTGTGTAGTACAGAAATCTGTAGGTGCTGGTGTAGTCTAGGTAGGTTCCGTACTTGCAGACAAACCCACTCTTGCCCAACAGCAAGTCGCCATTGCGCCGCGACAGCAGCGAAGTCGGTGCGATTGAATCCCACTTGGTGACTCGGAAAGAGCCGTCTTCTAGCAAGCCTTGCGTATTGAAGCAATAAACCTCACCGACCAACGGAAAGGTCAGAAGATAGAAGGCGTTGCTTTCCGAATAGACGGACTTGATGTTCGCCAATGTTTCGGAGAAAACAACTTGCATCAAGTCGCTGCGCACGTTCTTGGACAGATCGCCCACCGGCAGAGACTTTTCCTGAATTGTTCTGGCAAAACTCCGAACGCCACTGTTCGACAGGAACAAAACGTCTGGGCCTGTGGACTGGATCGAGTCACGGGCGATGCAGCCGATGTTGCCGACGCTGTCCGCCAGCGACATGGTCGAAGGCGTACTCGCGCCTTGGTAGACCAGAATCTGACGCTTGCCGAAGATCAGCAGGAAGTTGTTGTGCGCTGCCAGGCCCGTGATGTTGTCTGCGCCGTTGGGCCAGACGGTGTTGATGTTGAGCGAGCCTGAGCTGCCGCCCGACCATTTATATCCTTGCAACAGGTCGCTGAAGGAAATGGTCACGTTGTCGGTTGTGGTGTCTGCTGCCCACAGCCGCCCGTATGCAGAGATCACGATGTTGGCCGACGGTGGAGTGCCTGATGACGACGGATGCTCACTGGCCCGACGGTAGGTCGTCGTGCTCAGACCTGGGTCGTACAAGAGTGGTGTGTAGCCTTCTTGGAAGAAGAACGTATGCCCCGCCAGAGACGCGCACTGCCAGTTGCTGGCTGTGATCGTTGGCGCAGTACCGCCGCCGCCATAGGTTAGTTCCACCACGGCGTTCGAGCCGTCCAGCTTGAACAACTTGTTGTTGCCGCAAAACAGGATGGTCAGCGTGCCGTCCGCCTCGACCAGCTCATGGATTACGGTGACATCGTTTGCACCCAGCGTGCCCGACGACGCATTGACCCGGCTGAAGCCCTCTCGCGCTCCGATGCGGCCAAACTTGTCGATGACGCAGTTGGTCGCCACCAAGGCGAAACCGCTCTCAAGATCAAGCGGGGCGTCTTGCGTGTTCAGGCCAAAAAAGCCTGGCGCAGAGACTCCGGAAACTTGAAGAGTTTGGCTCATACTGAGAAGAACTCTTGTCTTTCGGGCAGGCGCGTGCCTTCCAGCGCAATCGCATCGGACAGCATATCGCGGTAAAGTTGGTACGCCTCCGACGAAGCCAAGCCTTGATCTTCGCCACGCTCGACCAAGGCCCGAGCGTAGGCGTTCTGCGCCACCAGATAGTCGGGGACAAGCACCGACGTTGCGTCGGCTGCAAGCGCGGCCTGAGGCACAGTCAGGCTGAACGACATGGAGTAGACGCCGTCCGGTATCGGGTACAGAACGACATTCGCGTCAGTGCCTGTCGTGCCGTAGAACGCATAGTACTGTGGCTCGCTGCTAGCCGGAACACCGAACTTCTGGTATCGGTTCATCTCAACGAACGACAGGTTAATCAGTTCGACGAATGAAGTCGTGTTCAGGGCATCCCGAACGGTGAACTTTTGGCCGATACCTGTCAGCGGGTAGCTGAACTGCGCCGCAACCGTGGAAATGGTGAAGTCTTGGCTGAGTGTGTTCCACCCGAACGTATCTTCAACTTGGCGCTTGGCGTCGTTGACCAGCCGCCCGATGAGTATCGAATAAGCCGTCTCGTTGTTAGACGCGACTTGGGGTTCGCGCAAGCGGATCAGGACATCGTTGATGAGTTCGAGAAAGGTCATTTCTTGTTCCTTGCCGAGATCGCCTTGGCCTTGGCCTTGGCGTCAGCTTTTGACGACGCGCCCCACGCCTTGAGACTGAGCAGCAAGCGTGTTGGCTCACCGTCTTTGTATTCTGGGCCGGGATTACCCGCCATGCGAGCGAGAAAAGACGCCCTGCGGGGATTGTCGCCTGATTTGACTGGCGGCTTCAGATTCATACCCTCGGACTTGGCAGCAGCACGTCCCTTGGCGTTCAGGCCACCCTTAGGGTTCTGACCTTCCTTGCGTGCGTAAGCCGGGGTTTTCATCGGAAGATTTTAGTCTTTGCAGCCACCTTCTTGGGCTGTTTTACGAACTGTTTGCCAACCTTTGTGCCCGCACGCTTGGCCTTGGTCGTCGCTGCATACTCGGCAGGCGTCAGCGCCTTGATGGCGGCTGCGGGTAGATACCGCTCGCCAGTCTCAGATGATTTCTTGCCGGACTTGGTGCGCCAGTCTTGATCCCCCCAGTCCTTGAGAGACCGCTGGGTGGCTTTCACTTCTTCACCTTTTTGGGTGGAGTGTGCGTCAGCACCTTGCTCGCTGGCGTATGCTTTGCGCCCGTCATCAGCACACCGCCCTCCTTGTGCATGGGGCCGGTGTAGACCTTGCCATCAGGCAGATAGTGAGTCGCGGTCTTGCTCATGTCTTATACCCCCCGCCCTTGGCCTTGTATTCCTTCGCCAGCATCTGCGCTTTTCGGGCCGACCATTCGCCAGGATCACCGCCAGCCGAACCAGCCTTGATGCGCTCAAACAAAGTCTTTCGCATGGCGGGCTTGGTGTAGACGCCCGCTTGATTGACCTTGCTTTTCATATTATGCCCACACCCGTGCGGGCGTGTTGACCGCGACAACGTACTGCTCCAGCTCTGTGGCCGTCTCATCGTGGCGCACGTTGGCGTGATACCCAGCAACGGCAACCATCTCGGGGATGTCGAACCCGTCAACTACGGTGACCGTGCCCGTAGCCTTGTAGATCGTGCCGATCACATCGATGGCTGCGTACTTGGGGCGCAGGGTTGTCTCTACCTCACCATCTATCGTCACGGTTTCCTTGATGAACAGCGCCTTTTCAGCCGCTGCCTTGCTGATGAACCTGAGTAAGTAGTCCATGTTATGTTGTTAGTCTTTGAAGTTCAGCGTTGCTGAGTCGGCGGGGGTAGTAGGCGATGGAACTTATAGTGCCGTTTACGTAATTGCTTGCTCCTGACCAACCGCCTTTACCAATAGACAATGTAGTTGGTGAAGCGGCGATTGCACAAGCCGTATCCACTACACCAATTAACCCGTTAGCGGAAATTACACTGTCATTAGCCTTTATTGCCGTTGCGACTTTGGCTGTCGCCGTTGTTGTTACCAGTGAGGCTACGTTAATTGGTGCCACACTAGGGTTTAGGCCCCATTGCGTACCGCCCCAACTTAGGTATTCAGTAGTACCAAATGCACCTCCTGCGCCAATGTCCAGCGTAACGCCTGAAGTATAACTTGATGAAACTACGGAGACACCCACATACAGCGTCCCCTCAGTCGCGTTATACCAACTACTAAAATTCGTTCCCGTCATATTCGCAACATCTGCTGCGCGGGTTGCTTCTGCTGTGGTTGTTGGGATGTATGAAGTGGCGAAGGCTCCGGCTTCTAGTTGAGCACCCCATGCGTATATGGTTCCAGCACCAATGCCATTAAGCTGAAAATTATAAGAGGCAACGGTAGCGGTGGTTGTGGTGAGCGTAAACCTCTGCCAAGTAGATGTGATTGTTATTGTTCGTGAGCCTATAATTGTAAATGGCGATGCACTTAAATAAACTATCAAGTCTGTGGTTATCGTTCCTGTCAAGGTTCTAAGCCAGATACTTGCAGTATAAATAGACGTAGTTAGCGTCTTACTCTGTCCTACTGCGGCTGCACCCCCCAGACTGACAATCTTTGTTGCAGTGTTAGTTCCGCTTGGGGATGTCAAGTCGGTAGTGTTGTTTGCAATTGATGTCAGGCCTGAATTGAACCAAGGGGTAGTAGCAAGTTCCTGACTTCTGAACAGTTCGTTTGTGCGCTGCTCCTCAATCAGCAAGCCCAGCGGAACCCGTGTCGTTGGGTTGTAGTCGAAACGAGGAGCACCACTAAGTGTTGTGGTGGTTGGGATGTACGTTGTGGCTGTGGAGCCTGTCTCTAGTTGAGCACCCCAGAGGTAGAGGCCGGATGTGCCGTCGCCGGTGTAACTGTCTACGGTAATTGACGTTGCCGTGCGAACAATAAAATTTATTGTTGTGTTAGCCGTTGTAATTGCCGTAAAAAATACGCGATACCAGCCATTTGATATTAACGTAGTTGAAACTGACCCTCCGGTAAAACCAGAGGTGCTGTTAATTTGGCTTGCGCCATTTGATAAATTAAATCCCGCAACAATGAACCCGCCAGCGTCCGTTAAAGCAATAGAAGCAAATGTTCTTTCTGCTGCTTTTAGAAAAATAGACGCTGTGTACGTTGTTGCCACAGCCGCCTTGCTAGTGCCCCCAGTTACTTGGTGCGTAGTGCTTGCAGCCGTATTTTCAACCAGTTTGTCGGCATTAACGGTTCCATCAGGCGATGCGATGGCGTTGGCAGTGACCGTAGAGTTGGCTTTTGTCCAAGCAGCGTTATCAAACTGCTCTGAAAACGTCAGTAAGTTTAATGGGCTTACCCGCAAGACTCCGCTGCTGTCGTAGTACGTCCCCGTACTGGCTCTGGTGAACGTGATGCGACTATCTAAAGCACCACCATTGGTGAAGTCAAGAATTAGAGAGGCATCACCAAAACCAGAGTAGTTGTAGGGGATGAAGCCAACAGAACTCACTTGCCAAGCATCAGTTGCAGCAGCATCCTGAAAGACAGGGATGTAGTCTTTCCATGCTTGAACAGTTCCGCCTAAAGAAGGAACAATTGCAACATTGATATATCCGTTGTTGTTATTTGAATTCTCAACACCACCATTAGACAGTTTTACAGGGATGTAATCAGACCATCGCTGAAGCCCTACCACACTGGTAAGGAAATAGACAACCATTTGCTGTTGACCACTGGGTGCAAAGGTTGAAGGGTAAGTGCGTGGAACCATAATTACTCTTTAGAGTACCAACAACGAGGTAAGCATTACTTGGCCTTCTTGGCCTTGTTGGTAGCTGTCCGAGCGCCCCTAGCAGGCATGGCTTTCGTGGGCTTGGCAATTGCCACCATGATGGCAACTTGCGGCGGCTTTTTGGCCTTCTTGGACTCAGGCTTCATTTTTCCGTACATGGTATTTGCTCCGGTTGAATTTTGCGAGGCCGCCCCACCTTTTTGGGCGGGGCGGGTATATCTGGCGTATCGATGCGAGCGTAGCCTGGATGACTCTTCATCGAATCAATGTCTAGTTGATTCGTGAAGGTCACTGTGTTGCCAGACTGCAAGCACCGAAAAGTTGCCATAAATTACACAGGGCGAACAATAATCAAGTCGATGGTTGTTGATGCCAAATCAACAGAAGCGCCAGTCAAGTTATTGGTCGCAATTGTTACGGTGTTGGCGGCTGAAACATAGGCTCGGCGAACCAAGCCAGCTTCACTTACGCCAACCGACATACCAAGAACAATGTCGCCCAAAATAACGCCTGGAACAGTGACTGTATCAGTCCCTGCGCCAGCCGCACCAGTTGCTACTGATGCAGAGTCCAACGTAGCAACTACAAACCAAGTATCTGAAAACAAACCACGAAATTGATCGTTTCCACGGCGGGAAACGACAGCTGTTGCGGCGGCCATAAGAATCTCCTTAAATTAACCCCCCACGAATGGGGGGTTGGGGTTTAGGCTGGCACAACCAAAGCGAACATCGCAGCTGATTTCGCAGCGCCGACGGATGCTGCGTTACGCAAAGACGCCACGCCGTACAACGTATCAGACGTAAAGAGCGTCGAGAGATGCTCTTGCTTGTACTGAACTTGCGAGCGGACAGCCAACTGCTCGACCAGCACAACTGCATCGCGCTGACCCATCAGGCAAACACGAGCTGCGTTAGAGCCGCTGGTGGTGTCCACGTTGCTGCTGACGAACACAGGGATGCCGTACAGGTTGCCGATTTCGCCAGTGCGGATCGTGTCGCCGTTGCCGACAAACGCTTGCTCGGTGTAGCGGGCCAGGCCCATCAGCGTGTTACGGCTCGACGGTGGGATGACAAAGAACCGACCATCCATCGAAGTGTCGTTGTCGTCAAGACGCTGGATCGTGCGACGAATGGCTGCATCAGTCAGCGCAGTTTCGTTGTTGCTGCCTGCGACATAAGCAGTCGTGCCGTCACCGCCGATGAAAGCACCGGTTGCATAAGCGTTCGTGCCTGCGCCGCCGTTAGTCGAGCGACCCAACTGGATCAGATCGGTGTCAACAGCACGGGCCAGAGCGTAACCGGCATCAGCCGTGTAGAACTGGCGCATCGAGTTCAGAGCCTGAACTTCAACGATGTCCTCGATGAAGCGGCTGTACTCAAAGTGACGATTGATCGAAACCGTCACTTCGGTTTCGGTTGCGGCAATCAGCGTGACTGCGGTTTCAGCAACCTTCAGTGAGGCAGAGCCGCGCGTTGGTGCTGGGATGTGGACGGTGTCGCCCTTCTTGCCCTTGAAGTTCATCTTCATGACCAGATTGGCCATGACGAGGTTCTTCTTGTAGGCAGCGATGATTTCATCGCTCCAAATGTCAGGGATAAATTTGTCTGCGGTAGTTACTGTTACCGCTGGGGTGGGATATGCCATATTAGTGCTCCAATTAAGTTACTTAACACGTCCTTCTGCGTATGCTGCGAGTATTTCATCACTCAGCATTTCATAGCGAGAAGGGTCAGTCATTTTCAATCTGATCAAATCTGCACGTCGATAGACTTTCCTGCTGCTTTCGCCGCTGCCGCCGACATCAACTTGCGCGGCTTTCATGCTCTTCGTCCGATTGGCGGTGGCCGTTTTTTCGGACTGCTGAGACTTGACATCGCGCAACTCTTTGTAGGTCGTCAAAAGTTCGTTAGCAGAATCGTAGTCAAAACTTCCATCGGCCAAGGCATAGAGCCTGGTGCGAATAGGACTGGACTTTACCCAGTTCTGGAAATCTTGACCTTCCACTATGTCTGCAAAGTCAGGGTGCTCCTTGGAGAGCCTTTGTTGAACTTGCATCAGTCGGAACTCTTGACTGGCTTGCTTTGCCGCAACAACATCGGGATGATTGCCGATTGTCGATTGCACCGCCTTTCGCGGGTCTTCGAAAAAGTCTACCTCCGGTTCTGGTTCCGGTTTTGCTGCTTGCTTCGAACTAAGATTCTGCTTAAGTAACTCATCAGCCAGCTTTCGAACTTCACCGACCTCTTGGGCCTGTTTGCCAATCATTGTGTTGGCATCCTGGTGCAGTTTGATGACGTCTTCTAGGCTTTTGCCCTGATAGAAATCAGGAAGCTCAAAATCAGTCTCTTCGGCGTCGTCACCTTGCGTCTCAAATTCTTCATCAATCAACATTTTTCCTGCCCTTCGGGTTGTAGGAGTTTGCGCTCTGCTGCCAACTTTTCGCGGTGCTTGTGGTCAAATTTCAGCCATGCTGACGGAAAACTGCCCGACCACCCTTCCAAGTTGATGCTTGGTGCGCTAATGATACGGTGAGCTTCCTCACCGCACTTGCACGGCACGCCAGTTGTTTCATAGACAACCAGCGCCTCCGTGAGATGCCCGCTCTCGCAGACAAATTCATACATTCTTCTCATTCAGCTCCTCGTAGGCTTGTTCACAAACACCACGGAGATTTTTCAGCCAGATCAAGATCGACAGCTCGCCTCTGCGAAAGTGCAGCGTTTTCTCGTCTGGTATTGAACTGAGATTGTTTATGGAATTGATCATGGTGTCAACATCATCTATCAAGTCAGTCCACCCAGGACTGCCCATCGTGGAGAACCGCTCTTCGTAGTACTTTTGAAGTTTGTGATCCATTTTACGTCAGAAGTTTTCTAACCATCTCAGCGGCGAAGCCTGGGCCGAGCAGAGTGACTACGATCAGAGTGTAGAGGATGTATTCAATCCTCGTCATTCTCTTCGAGGCGGCGTCAATGGACTGCTTGATCGCATCGTACCTTTCAGCACAGACGGCCTCGTGAGTGTTCAATTTCGCGTCTGTTACGTCAATTTGCGCCATGATTTCACCAAGTGATAGATTGAAATTCTTCTGCCGTTGTGGCTTCGTCAGTTTTATGCGGTGTCTGACAATACTTGCCACCCAGCTGGTGTATACCACTTCAATACATATTTTCTAGAACCTAATGGAAGTGTTATCGAGTATGCACCAGAACCGGCATTTAGAGTTATCTGCCTTCCTACAGTCGCAGCAAAACCAGATAAAAGATAAGAGCCGCTTTCAAGATTTAGATTTCTGCCTACAAGTAAAGAACTATCACTTCCAGTTAGTAAATAAGAACCTGGAGATGCTTGTAGATTTAGGGTACTAGTTAGAGTACTTGCAAAACCTGTTATTGTGTAACTGCCACTTTCAAGGTTTAGATTTCTATCGGCTAATAAAGTAGCAGAAGCACCAGTTACACTATAAGAACCGCTTCCTGCATCAAGTACGAGAGCAACTCCACCAGCAGATAAAGCACCCCCTTGAAGTAAAGGGCTAAACCACATGGTCAGGCCACCTGTCTAATCGACCAACTGATTGCTCTGTCCGTGCCTTGTAACTTGGTCAGCGTAAACGTCCAGCCATGCATTAGCAGCAATGCCGCTGTGACGTAGATAGGTTCTGCTGTTTGTGCGCCGCTGATCGTGGTGTTGTCAATGACCCGCTGCGTACTTCCCGGCGAACCAGACGCAACCACCTTCTCATAGATTTTGAGTTGGTAGGACTCTGTGGCGGTCAGGTTGCTGAAGTCGATGAACGCCTGATAGATGCCGTCAGTCGTCTGGGCGGATTTGGTGGTTGAGGCAGACGGAAGATCGTATTCAGTCGTGCTGATGGCGAAAGAGCCGCTAAATGCTTCGGTGATAGCCATTAGTCTTGACTCCAGTAGGTGAGGCGGACATAACCGGGGGCACCGTTTCCACCAGCACCTCCACCTGATCCACCACCGCCCCCAGCACCATAAGCGGTGGGAGTTCCACCTACTCCACCAGAGCCAGAGCCGCCTGCGCCGCCATCACCAAATAGAGAGTTTGCGCCTCTCCCACCGCCCCCAAACGAAACCCCAGAGGCAGTAGTCCCTGCCGCTTGAGTGGCGTTGCGGATGCCAGTCCAGCGTGATGGATTTGTTGAATCAAAATTACCTCCCGCCGCTCCCGCGACGCTACCAGAAGCGTTTGACCCACCGCCTCCAGCGCCTGCCGCCGCCATTATTACTCCAGGGCTTGAATACCACACTGATTGCCCTGCTGACCCCGCCGCACCTATGGCCCCGCCATTCCCAGTAATGCCATTGCCACCAGACCCGCTTCCGCCAGCAGCACCGCCAGTAGTTGCACTAGAACCACCACCAGACGTAGTAAATGAGGCGTTGGTATTGACAGTCAGCGTTGTTGATCCTGTCACGGTGGTGCTGCCGCCGTTGAGCACAAAACTTGACTGTCCTCCTAAACTTCCACCACTTCCAGTGCCGGTTGTTCCACCGTTTCCACCAACTCCAGCCGCGCCAAGAGTGACGGAAATAGTATCTTTTGGGCGAATAACGATACTTGTCCACCCCAAGACCCCAATAGTACCCCCACCGCCCCCACCACCGCATCCGGTTGCAGTTCCAGAATTAAGGCCACCGCCACCAGCCCCACCGCCGCCTCCATTAGTTAAATCAATTAGTGGTCGGATTGAGTCATTGTTTGGAGGTGTCCAAGTAAACGGGCCAGTTGTTCCTTGCGAGGCATCCGTCACACCATCAGTCACGATGCCCGTGCCGACGATGAACTCAACAACGTGCTGCCTCAATACTGGCGAACCGTAACTCATACTGTCACCCCCAGAATCCGATCAGCGTCTGCTGGGGTGATATACCCCTGATTGGCGCAGTGGTTGACGAAGTAAACGGTGTCAGGGTCTTGCAAGTTCACATCCTCTGCTAAATCGAGCAGTTGCAACCCATCCACGATCACGGGATCGTTGGCTGCACGAATCGCAATCCGCTGCTGGGCAGTAAAACGACGCAGGAACTCTAGCCTCGTCACGGGGCCGGGGGGCAAGATCACCACCGGGGCTTTGCTGAAGTCCGTGCCGTCATACAGATCACCGGGGCCAAACTGAGACAACTCAGGTGTGCGCTCGATGCAGATGTGGTCTGGGTAGAACTGCTGCGCCCTTGCTACTGAGTCGGCGCAGATGCAGTTCTCTACAATTCCATCTTTAATTAAAAATACGTCCATGTTTACACCAATGTAAAGATAGTACCAGGAGTGGTATTGTTAAACTTGACAGTGAATGTCTCCGTATCCGCAAGGGTTACAGATGAACCGTAATCCCAAAACGCTATCAGAGCATCAGCAGGAGAGGTGGCCGTGTCATTGTACAAAATTGCGTACCGGAATGGGCCAATGCCGCCAGAAGTGGCTGTGAACACCACTTGAGTACCTTGTACTGTAGTTGTGCCCGTTGTCTCAGAAATCGTAATGGTTGTCGCTGTGCCGCCAGCGGTGTAGCCGTTAGCGGCGGCTGGCGCAGGATTGTTCGTTACGGTGTCCAGACTAACTTGTGTGACCAAAGGAGCAGTATTGGTTAGCGCAATCTTGAATGTATTGGCATCCCAGTCATGCACGCCGCGTACAAGTTGTTCTGAAAAGTCTTGAAATTTAGTGTAGGTTGCCATTGAATTTCCTTATGAAATATCGTACCAAAGATCGCCAAGAGCAGGATACAAAGGCTCCGTTTCCGAAACCGTTATTTTAGGACTAGGTTGTTTATTCTTCCACAGCCCACTTGAGGATTCATACGTTAACAGATCACCATCTTTTGCATTGGCAAGAAGAATATCCTGTATATCTTCCAACCTCGATATTGACCCCTGCTTGATGGTCTGTAGTATTTTGTCGCTTGTCTCTTTAACTACCTCGCCGCAGTCGATCTGCTTGCCGTTTGACAGGTAAAGAACAAGCGAGCCATCTAAAGCAATCTCTGCATTGGTAACAGAAATGCCGTCCTTGCCCTCTGCGCCATCAGCCCCGTCTTTGCCGTTGCGGCCATCGAGGCCAGGCGCACCGTCAAAGCCTCTGTCGCCCTGCTCACCCTTCGGGCCTTGGTCACCCTTGATCGTCTGGATTTCAGTCTGCTTCGTCGCCAAAGAATCAACACGATCCTTCAGCTTCTTGAGCCTGTCGGCCAGAACTAATGCTTTGTCCACTTACTCACCAAGCATCGAAGAGAACTGCTGGTCGCTCTTGTTTTTAGCGTCCATCTGAGCCTGAGCGATCCGCTCGTTTGACTCAACGTCCATCTTCTTGATCTTCAGTTCTTCTTCCTTGATCATCAGTTCAGCCAGCTTGGCCCTACGCTCGAAGTCGGCCTGCCCGTTGTCGGTGTCAAGGTTCGTAGACAGCGCGGCTGTCAACTTGGCCTGCGCGATGGTGGGGGCCAGCTCAGTCTCAACGGCTGTTTGCTGTGCCTCGGCAGAATACTTCTGCGCCTGGGCGTTCAGCACGTTGACCTGTGCTTGCTGCTGGGCCATCTGAGCCTGCATCTGCACC